GTGTGAGTACTCGGAAGCGCTAGGTGTTTGGACATGTCCTATAAAACTTCAACGGTTGCAGTCGTGTATCGTGGAGAAAGTAGCAAATGAAAAGGCTTAGAACTGAGACGGCAAAAACTAAAAAGCCTCTGCGAAAGCCTGACGCGCCCCGACCTGGCTACAAGCGTTGGAGCACTCAAATAAAAGTTGAGCTGTTAAAAGACTTTTATCGGGTGGCAGCAAACGAAGATAAAGTTTTGATCGATGCTGTTGAAGAGGCTTTAAGCAACTGGACTTATCAGGATGGAGACTAAAAAAGGAAAGACTATGACTACAAATAAACTAATTACATCAGAAGCTCTAGGATACGTTATAGGCAAAGATCGCTACCTGGGTGATGGTAGGATAGCCATGAGAGAAAAAAAGGCTTACACGGCTGGTATAGAGGCTATAAGAAGCATCTTAGCTGGTAGGTTGGATAGACTTTTGTGGAAAGCTGAGAAAAGTAACACAGATTATGACCGTGCAAGGTTGGATGGAGCCTTGTGGTTGTATGAAGTGCTAGAAGAGGAAGATTAGACCTTGCATATTGGTAGAACTGGGGCTAGTTAATATGCATGAGAAACGGTCCATACATATTAATTACCCCACCTACCAATTATCCAGGAAAGCTTTATCGAAAAAGATATGCTTATCAGCACCACGTGGTTTGGTGGGAAAATACTGGGGAATTGCTTAATCAAAATGAAATAATTCATCATGTTAATCATAACAAACATGACAATTCTTTTGATAATTTGCAGAAATTGACTGAATCAGAACATGCAAAACTTCATGGTGCGCTTAAAAAGCGTGCAATAATCAAATTAAATTGTACATTTTGTAGTAATGAATTTGAAATTGAAGCCAGAAGCTTTAATTCCAAAACAAAAATGGGCCAAGAAAATTTCTATTGCTGTAGAAGCCACCAAGTTAAAATGCAATGGAAGCAAGGTAAGAAACATCCAAGAAATTCCAGCGTACCTTAATAGTAAAGGATCAACCTGTTAAGTTGAGATATGTAGGTGCGACTCCTACCGCTGGAGCCAAAAAAATACCGCACTCAGCAGCGAAACTGGTGCGGTCAAAATGCAGGGACTAGCTGCATTTTAATGGAGACATGGAAAGACCATGACTCAACCAAGGTATCACCACATTGCAAGCTCATCAACGACGAACCCTCACCATAGCTTGCTTCTCTTCAGACCAAATTAAATTAATTTCTGTATTAGTATTGGTATTAGGTTTAGGTATTAGCTCTAGGTATGGATCTAGGTTAGATCTAGGTAGCTGCTCACTTTGAGCACATACCTTGCTCACTTTGAGCAGATCATCTGCTCTATTTGAGCACTCACCCTGCTCATTATGAGCACTTGAATTGTTCACTTTGAGCACTTTGGAAGCTAGCTTAGCCTCTACCTTGTCCCAAAATAATTGAGTAATTTTTAAGGTTCTAGCTCTGCCTTTGTCGCCAGTGCTAGCAGTAATTACACTTTCCGCAAGCAAACGATCTATTACCCTGCGCATAGTGATATAAGTAAGTCGCAATTCTTTAGATATATCCTCTACCGAGGCAAAGCACTCGTTTCCGCCTCTATGCCATTTATGGATGTAAGCGATTAAAGCTGCCTGGTGGTAACTTAATCCGACATCAAGATAGACATGAAATAGTGGCGTGAAAGTGCCGTGTTGTGGTAGTTTGTCCATGGTAGACTCTCATTGTTTCTACATGTTTGTTATTGTTTTTTGAAAGCCACTCCCTGCCCGTCAAAGCTAGAGTGGTTTTTCTATTTCTTGCTGTTTCTAAGCCAGTCTTCTACTTCGCTTACTTTAAATCTTCTAAGAGTACCTAGTTTTACGCTCGGCATCCCTTTGTTCATCCATCTGTTAATAGAAGTCCTAGTTACTTTCAGGTGCTTTATTAACTCATTCATCGTTAAATAATTTTCTGAATCGGGCATTTTAGTCCTTGTAGGTAGTTGAATTTTAGTAGTACATGTTACTACACATCGTAACAAGTTATAACAAGGAAAATATGGCACGACCGCTTCAAACCTGGAAAAACAAAGGTCTAGACATAGCCGCATGGCCAACCAAAAACGGTGGTATTAGTTTCACCATCCGCAAAACATTTAAGCCCAAAGATGCTACAGAATGGCAGGAGTCTAAGAGCTATTTCCCAAACGAACTGGCTATGCTTGCGGACCTGATCAAACAGGCTACGACATGGGCACATGAGGAGTTTGGCGAACCTGTAGCATCCTTTGATACACGTCCGGTAAATCCTAAAGTTGCCGCGATTGTAAAGGCAGTTGTGGAAGACGACCTAGATATTCCCTTTTAGCCACCTGGAGACGACTATGACGACAATAAAGCTAGAACATGGGGAAGCCTTCAATGCCGCGATTGCGGGCTTGCAAAGGCAGTTTAGAGCCATACAACGTAATGCCAAAGACAACCAAGGTGACATAACGCGTGATGAGTTCTCAACGAACATTCATGGTGCCATTGCAGAGGCTACAGTGGCTAAAGCGTTGGGTATGTACTGTAACCTTGCCAGTGCCGACCGTGCGTTACCTGACGTTGGAGCAAACATAGAAGTCCGTAGCAGCCCTAACCTCAAGGCCAGAATGCCGATTAGAAAGAAAGATCGGGACGATGCCAAATACTATTTTGTGGTTGGTATATATCCAGATTTGCAGATAATCGGTTGGAAATGGGGAAGGGATTGCAAACAGGATTGTTACTGGGTCGATAAAGACCGAGACGGCAAACAGTTGGAACGTCCCTACTGGGCAGTGCCACAATCTGATCTAAATCCTGAGCTTATAGAGATAACACTATGAGAGTTTATAGCTTACACACGATTACAGATGGGAAATGGTCTGTACGTCTAACTATCCGAGAATCCACGGACTTTACGCATCAATACGAGTCTAGGCCTGACCTTCGTGCATTAGTTGATACTCATTACAACGAATCACCTGAGCGACTAGCCAAACTCATTCTTGATACTGTTATGCATTGCGAGGCGGTCGAGGTTAATTTGCTATGCGGTCCTGGTATTTACATGGAGCGCGCATGAAGGCAGCTGAGGATTTAGCTAGGGAGTACGTCGAATCTATGCCGCTTGGAACGTATGGCAATGAATATGATGCGTTCCTAGCTGGATATATCGCTTGTCTAAACAGTTGGATCTGGCCAACAATAGGCACAAATGCATCTTTAGAGGATGAATCAGATAGTGAGACGACTTGAGGAACAGCAGCAAACAACCTTCTTTGACTACTGTCGGGCTATGGCTCACGTTCATAAAGGCTATGAGCTAGCATTTGCCATTCCAAACGAGCGTAAAGCCTCTATACCGCGCAGGGTGGCAATGAAACGGGCAGGGCTAACCAAGGGCATACCCGACATCTGCGTGCCTGTAGGGAACGATAAGTACACTGCGTTGTTTATAGAAATGAAGGTTAAGCCCAACCGCGCTAGTCCTGAGCAGATAGACATTCTTAAAAAACTCAACGCAGCTGGTAACTATGCCGTAATCTGCTGGTCTGCTGATGAGGCAATCGAAATCATAAGCAAGTACCTCGCAAACGGGCTATGAAGAAAGACATGCCAATCTTTGATAGTGAACCAGTATCGCACGAAACTCCCGAACGTAATCTGTGGTTCGCGGTAATAGAACGCGCTCTTAAGGATTACTGCTTTTTCTTTGATAAGTTATTAAACACGGGCAGTGGCCAGCTCGTAGCTTATGAAAGCCTGACTAACGAGAACCGCAATAACTTTCACATCAAAGCTATTTACGAGTTTAACCGGCTTAGGTGGTTCTTATTTGAAAAAGAGCCTGAAGAGTTTAACCTAACCTACCTAGCTGATCAGCTTTACGAGGATGGCGATGGTGCCGCTTCAAGCATTCGTAAGGAAGCATCAGAACAGTTCAAGCTACACTTTAACCAGGCAGAAGAACGTGGCCGCTTCATGGCCGTTATTAACTACATGAAAGAGAACACTGGCATCGTAAGGCAAAGAGCTGCGCAGAAGGAAAACTCTCTACGCAACAAACGCCATCGGCTTAGCCACTAACGCTTTTTGAGATTCTTCAAAGAAAGCATTTGACCGACACCGTAGAGTACAGCGCCAGAAACTACAGGAGTTGCTGCTTGTGCAAGGCTCTGTGTATCAGCTTCAGTAACGCCAATGGTGAGCAAACTACCAGCAACAAGTGTCAGCAAATGACGAACTATCGAAAAGATAATAATTTCCATGCGATTCTTCCCGCTCTAGCGTATTGGTAAATTGAATTACTGCAATCCCGACTGGTTGGGGTTTTCCAGCTACCGGAAATGCAGTTCATCCATGACGTCCAGTAAAACCGGATATCACACTGTTTAGTGTTGGCGTAGTAGGTTTGCAAGTCAAGTAAGGATTTAGCCTCTGTACCGTCCAGATCAGCTATGCACGGCTCTTGTAAACTAGGAGATATTCCGTGTCGCTCGCAGACGGTTCCTCGTAAACAACGGGCTCGCAAAGGATTATCCACAAGGATACAGCTAGGCAAAGCAGCAGATACAGCACCAATGAGAGCTTTTCTAGCAGTTCCATTCAAATCACACTCTAAACAAGGTGAAACGTAACAAGTTAGTGAACCCTTCGACTGCTCAATCCGCTGTTTAAATCGTGTGGCTAATACGTCTAGCCTCTTTCTTAACCGTGAACTGGGTATCTTTGCTGCTCTATTGGCTGAAGCTATCGTGTATCCATAGAACACATCATGACGCTGGCATCTCTTGTTTCTAAGACAAGGCCCATTAGCTAAATGCACTCGGATAATCTTATGCTTCTTTTGCTGCAGGATATGATTCGCGCACTCGCACTTCTTGCCAAACGAATCCTCTAGCCATCCAGTGATTATAGGCTTTCCACGCCATGTGGCGAGGGTTTTTTCACAATTCCAAGTGCTGTTACAGAGTCCGATATAACTCGTTCCCTGGGCTTGTGCAGAGGCTATAAATGCCAACAGCACAATGAGCACTCTCATTTCTCTAATATCCTATCGATTTTCTGTTCCATGCGTTGCAGACGGTCTTTAATCGCGACCATCTCATGCTGCATTACCTCAACATGCATAGTGAGCTGATACTTGCTCTGCTCTAACTCTTTAAGCGAGTTTTTAACCTGCCTATAATCCATGCCGACTAGTGAGATAACAATACCAATCACTCCCTTGATAAGGAGATCCAACCAGTAGCGTAATTCTGTAACATCACCGTTTGTCATGGATTTCTAGCTCTGCTTCGTCAATTCCTATCATTGCGGTCATGAAATTAGCGAAAGCTGCACGGCTAGAAAGAACTGCCGTATCTGTTCCTATCGTTCCATACATAAGCCCAAGCAAGATACATCCATGCGTATCTTCTTTAGTGTTGCCAGCGTGGATCAATATGTGGCTGCGACCTGGCACATCACAAACTTGGAATACTCTGCCAAACTTAGGCGAGTTATGAATCTTTATCTTGTACTTACCAGCGGGGATGCAGCTGATCTGCTTCTCGTTGTCGAACCAGCGATCTTCTAACGTAACAAACATAGGACGAGCATCGAGACACAACACGCCTAGTGTAGCGTCTTTGTATTCCGATACTCGTACTAGTTTTAGCTTCATGCCTCTAGTGCCGCGATACGAGCTTCTAGGGCTTCAAGTTGTTTTTGTTGACGTTGAACGACAGAAGTAAGGAATGTGACGATTCTATCGTAATAAACTCCTTCTGGCTCAGGTTTTGCATCAGCCTTTAATCGCTGCGCTGTTTGTGTTTTTCCATCCGCATCAACAAGCTCATAATCTTCGTAATCATCAGATTGATAACCGAATGAAACAAATCTTGGTTCGATTACAGCTAATTCTTCAGCAATAAAACCGTAATGCGTCCATTCTGGATGGTCTCCAAAACATTTAGACTTAAAAAACACGGGACGAAAGGCATGAAGTTTATCTGCAAATGATGGATCTAAATCGACAATATCTTTTTTATACTTAGCAGATGAGGTTGAACGACGAACTGGGTACGAACCACCAGTTGATTCAACAGCTACGTTAGCACCGGAAACGGTAGTTTTGTCATAGATAGACTTTGACACAACATAAAATGCACCAGTTATGTTCCTACCCGCCGCGAAATCATCTGTTGAGCCATCATACTGCACGTTAAAATAACCAACACCGTCCGTTACATTATTAATGGTAACGGCACCTGTTCCACCAATTCTAAGTCTAGTGCTTGTAGTTGCCGTTACAAACTGCATTGAATTGTCGGAATTAGAATAAAGGATTCGACCCTTGTTATCCACTCCTGCGCTAGTAAAATCAATTAAGCCACCAATATCGCCACACAACTCAATAGCACCATAATTAGTACCGCCACTCATTCCAATATGGACGCCTACAGCGTCAGGAATACTATCAATCGCACCCGTTACTTGCAGTGCTGATGTAGGCGTAGTTGTACCGATACCAACTCTGTTGTTAGTGCGATCTACATACAGAGGAGCAGTAGCTACATTTGTGATTTGAAAGTTAGTGCCATCATAGACAACACTTACAAAGTCGTTAGCCTTAAACTCGTTACCAACAAGCGCGGTTCCTTGACGCTGCATTGTTGTTGCAGTAGTGCCATCAATCTTTAAGGTAGCTGCTACACCATTGGCTGCATTAGCCTTAAAGCTATACTGTGCACCCGTTACGAGTGCTGTGATAGTTGGCGTAGCTGTTACAGTGAACGCTGTAGCAGTTCCTCCTGTAGTGCCAAGGTATGAAGACGTACCATCCTGCACCTGACCAACTTGAGCAGCATCAGTTCGAGCAGTACCTGCACCAATGTTAGTTACACGGAAAGCACCTGCGTTAAGGTTACCAGTAGCAGCGTTAGAACCGTCCTTGTTCAAGCACTGGTTAATGCCTGCAGCAAAATCATCGTCTTGCGTGTCGTGGCGTCCGGCTTCAATGCCGATGCCTAGCGATGCGTCACCAGTCCAGCCGTTAGTAGTAAAGTTGCCTTTCTTGTAGGTTCCACCGCTCCACGTCATTTTATGCCTCTAATTGATTACGCTTTGTAATTACTTTGCTTACATACTTCCTAGTTTCAGCAGGGACGTATGTAGTTTCTAAGATGTTATCCCAAGTTGGATTAAGCCCTTCCTTCTTAGTTCTTGCTATAGCTCGCTGAAGGTTACCTGGTCCCCAGTTATACGCTGCAAGTGCTAACTTCTCATCACCAAACTTATCCATCATCTGGTTGATATAACGCGTCCCACCTTCGATGTTCTGCGCTGGGTCTGTTGGGTCTACGCCAAGCTCTTTAGCCGTACCTGGCATCAACTGCATCAATCCTGTAGCTCCCTTGCTGCTCTTAGCTTGAGGCTTACCAGCTGATTCAGTTTGAATGATTGCTTTGATAAGTGATGGTTGTTCAGAAATAAGCGTAGCCACATCTTTCTTAATCGGCTCTGCTTCAGGCATAGGTTGTGACGTAACAGCTCCACCTGTGTTTATGTCAGCTAGTAACTGATCAATCTCTGGGATTCCAGTGCCAAGCCCTACGCCACCTATCGCCATACCAGACTTGCTTGGTCCTTTTATTGGCTTAGTTGGTGAGAGTTCAGATTCTAATCTTCCTGCAGTTTTACGCGCTCCACGCTGTCCAAGCTGTCCCGCAACTTCTCCAGCAGCTTGCGATGCTTGTAGCGCACGAACCAAGGGAGTAAGTCCTGTAAGTGTTTCGCCAGCTCTTGGGCTAAAGTATAGGCTCGCTAAATCTTCATAAAACTTAGCTTCTGGTTGATTTACTAACGCCTTAGAAAGCAGTGCAAACGCTTTGTCTTTCAAGCCTTGTTTTTGAAATAGCTGTTTGCCAGATTCCGCAAGGTCTTGCTCTGCTGTTATTTGCGCGCGAGTAGTTGAGCCGCCAAAATACTGACGTTTCCCAGCTGCTATTTTTTCTTCAATCTCAAGAGCCTTAATCACTCTTTCAGCTTTGTCGCCTAGTGCAGCTTCTAATCGTTTCTTCATCACTGGCGTTGTGAATTGACTAGCTACATCAAAACCTTCACGCTTTTACTCTAGCCCACGCTGTAAGAATCCACTAATACCAGCCTCAAAATCTGCAAGGTTGCCAGCATCGGCAAAAGATTTGCGAAGTTCTGCAATCTGTTCAGGTTGATAGTTAAAAATAGTTCCAATCTTGCTGGTATCTTCTGGGTCGATGTCTATCAGCATCTTGAACTTGGTTTTCTCAAGTTCGTTTAATCCAGAACTAGCGGCCTCAAATGCCGCTCTTGCTTCTTTGTATGTTGGAGCTGCTGCATCAAGTTGAGAAACAAGCTCATCTTTTGTGCTTTGCAAAAGTCTAGCTTTATTACTTAAACCAGCTTTCTTAGCTTCTACAATCTTATCGTCAAGAATACGTTTTGCTTGGTCTAAAACATCAAGAGAGGTAACTGATTTGTCTGCATTAGCACCAAAAGAACGCACTTCCTTAATTGCTGATGAAAGATTCTTATCTTTTTCAATAAGGTCAGTAAGTTTTTTACTTGTTATCTCAGGAGCTTCCTTGCGCGCTTGAGTATAAAGCGGATCTACTAATACAGCTCTTTCTTTTTTTATATTTTCAACAATGCCTTGAGCAGCACTAGCCATGCGTAAACCACCACGATATGGGCTTACTTCAGGGCTAACCTCATTAAAAACACCACTAAGCCTTTCAAGCTGCTCTTTGGCTCTGCCTTCAATAGCCCGTGTTGCTATGTCGATTGACTCAGGACGCTGTGCAACTATTTGCGCGCTTTGTCGTATTCCACCAGTGCCAATAGCTTCAGGAAGGAATAGAGGAAGTTTAAGACGCTGTGCCTCTGCAGCTAATGCTTCAGCTGCTACCATCTCCTCTGGTCGTACGTTCCTAAGTTGTCGAGCTGCCTCAAATGCTGCAGCACTTGGCTTTTCAAAGGATACTTTTACATCTGGTGCCCACTGTGGAGGAATATCACCAACAGCTCCACGTTGAGAACTAAGAAACTTAGCGAGTTTAGAACCAAGCGCGCCAACATCAACACCACGAGACGCAAGCACGTCACCAATGCCTTGCACTGCTGCTTTGCCACCAAAGTATAATGTTGGGCTGAGCGCGGCTCCAGCAAGGCCACCAATAGCCCCACCAGTCAATCGGTTTTCTAGTCCGGCTTCTGCTGTACCTGCACCTTGAACAGCGCCAGTAGCTAATCCAGCGCGGATTACGTTGGCTGGGGTAGTAGCAATCTTTGTTCCTAGAACAGTTGCAGCACCAGGAATGCTTTCAATAGCTCTAGTTACTGTTGGCAAATACTTAGGAGCTTGTGCAGCTGTAGCACCAAGACCACCAAACAAAGCACTCCCAAGAATAGAACCGTACTGCCCAACATTGTAGTCGATTGGAGCTGCGGCTTCTACTCGCTTTAGCAAGTCTTGTTCTTCTTGAATTGCTTGAGAGTATGGAACGCTAGTAAATAACGAACGTAAACCAGCAATAGCTTCATCAGAAAACGGGTTTAATCCTTGGCTAATGCCACCAGTTAATCCCGCCAATCCTTCTAATTTTTGCACTTGAGCAAGTTGTTGTGCTTGCTTAATTTTGTTTGCTGCCATTTCAGTTTGAACAACATCAAACTTAGCTTGTTCAGCTTGTGGCAATGGGAAGATAGCAGGACTAGAAGCAGTCGAACCAATATCAGCAAGTAATGCAAATGGATCTAAATCGGCCATCTTACTGTCCCTTTGGTGCCCTGGTTAGTTGCCAAACTTTACCATATCTTGTTGCTAAGTTATTAGCCTCAGTAATCAAGTTCTGCTTTTGTTGTGGAGTAATGTCCGCGCTTCGTACTTCTTTTGAAATTTCAGCAAGGCGATCAATAGCTTTCTCGCTCGCTGTTTTAGTCGGCACTTCAAACGGTAGTAGCTTTGTATTTATATCTGGATCATTAGGATCAACATTCTTGTTAGCAATCAACCTGTTCTTGGCAAGTTCAGCTTGTGATGAGTAAGATGTTTTTGAAGCGTCAACGTATACCTTAAAGGCTTTAAGCAAATCTGCCCTTGCGGCATCGTCTAGTTGAGACTCACCACTAAAGATACCCTTAAACTGCCCTTCGTACTTTCTAATGATTGGCAGGATGTTGATTCTTGCCTGTGCTTCTACAGGAGAAACTACCGATGCTGGATCTCCTATTTTTGTTCCTAGTCGAGCGATCTCGTTATCAGCTGCTTTGCTATCTTGAGACATAAGCTCTTCAATAGCATTGTACATATTTACAATCTGAGTTGCGCCCTCTCCTTGCTTAGTAAGAGATTGCCGCTCTTTATCAACGGCTTCTTGTCTACGCTGTGGACCTTTAACAATCTCTTCTTTAGCAACTTCCTGGTTAATCTCTCGTTGTTGCTTAGGATTCATACCAGGGATTGCTGCAAGTGCTGGTGTTCCCATTGGCGTTGCAGTTGGCGCTACTGCAGCTGCTAACGGTTGTAAACTCTCAAATCCAGCGGGAAGATTGCCAGTTTGTTTTACATACTCCAATGCTATTTCTTGCTCTAGTTTTCTCTTGGCTGCAGCTTGTTCAGCTTGTGCCGCAAGCTCTTGTTGCATAAGCATTGGATTTATATCTGTGAGTCTGCCCATAACATTGGCAGGAACGTCTTGTTGTTGCAGTCCTTGCAAGAAGGTAGTTCGATCTGTTGCTGGCTTAGCAAGTAACTGCGTTGCAAGGTCACTAGCTTGCAACGATTCCTCAGTAGCTTGCTTTTTAGCCTGATAGCCAAGCAATCCAGATAATAGGGCTTGGCCAAGAGCGATACCAAAGTTACCAGCTGGCTTACCGTATGGATTGTAAAGATTAGGTGCTGCTTGGTTAAGAGCAATAAGACCCATTCCATAAGGGTTTTCCGCGCCAGTTATGCGAAGACCACCAAGTGCATCTGCGAGTGTTGTTGGTGCCATTGTAAATTCCTTTAGCTTGTTGCCCATCGTGTTGCAGCTGCGCCAGCGGCAGTTCCAAGACCTTGAGCCAGTGCACTTTCAGGGCTTTGTTGTCTTGGCTGAGTATACCGGTTTATACCTTCCATTGCCGCTACATCCCTTGCAGCATCTGCTTGAATTCGCGCAGCTGCAACTGCTGAACCACCACCAGATCGAGCAGCTTGTAGTTGTGCCTGCCTATCTAATGCTGCTTGTTCAGCTTGCGTCTTAGCAGCGTATGGAAGTTTCCATGCATCAGCTCCCATCTGAGCAAATTGGAATGGCATAGTCCTGCTAGTAACGTCTTGTGTAAATCCTTGTTGTTGATACTCAGCACCTTGTGTAAATGCTTGGCTCATAGCGTTTTGACGCGCATTGCTTTGAGCATCATTAAGCATCTTCATCTGTGCTTGATACGCGCCACTGTTGGGGTCAATGCCTTGTTCTGCCATACGTTGACGCAACTGCATTTGTTGACGCTCAAACTCTGGTCCCATTGTGCGCTCAAACTGTCCCATTGCTTGCTGACGCGACGATTCAAGTTGGCTTGAAAAATCTGGCTGCCCTTGTCGCATTCTTTCCATTTCTCTTGCGTATGCTTCATTTTGCAATGCAAGCGCATCAGTACCTGTTTCTTGAATTTGTCCTTCTGGTGTCAATCCTCGAAACGCTGCTTCTGGAGTTCCTGGAGGTGCGCCAGGAGTACCCTTCTGTGCATACTTATTGATAGCTGTGTTGATTCTTCCTTCTTTGTATCCAAGCTGCTTGCCTGTCTTATTAACAGTAGCAATTGCAGCGTTGTACTCAGGAGAGCCAACGGTTAGGTTACCCAAGTTGCGCACTGTAGTCAGATAGGTATCTCTAGCCTTCTGCTGCGCTACCTTTGGATCTGTTCGCGGCTTGCTAGGGCTAGTGTTAAGTGCACCACCTTTAGTAACTGGTTTGCTTGCTGCTGGTTTATTTGCTGTCTTTTTAGCTGCCATACTATACCTGTCCGCCTACATCATAACGTACTTCAAAGCCAATGAATTGGCATGGTGAATTTTTAATAGTTCCGCCAAATCGGATTGCCGCGCAGTGCCCTTGTCCAGCTGCTGCAAAACGGTCAAAGATATAATCAACATCGCCTGACCATGGCGTAAATACTGTTGGTAATGGCAGTAAGGTATACGGATCAATTGTTCCAACACCAACACCCCAAGGGCTTCCCCAAGCGGTAAACGTGCTCACTGGCGTTGTGACTGATGTTACAACTGCTTGCCGTTTGAAATCAGTATCAAGGCCAAGGTTTAGAGTAAGCCCACGCTTTGCCCTCATTAGTGGACGAATATCCTTGAACGCTTTGTAGTTGCCTCTGCTACCGTAGAAAGAGAACGCACATCGAGCTGCAAACGAGATTGATTCTCCAGTGCCAGCACCAACTACAGCATCAGCATACCCAGTTTCACCCTGATATATCTTGCCAGTGTTTGAGCCGTAAAAAGGCAAATCACTGTATTTGCAAGAAACAACATTATGCTCTGTAGAGTACAAAAGAAACTGAGTCCATGACTTGCTATCAATGCTGTAAACTAGCAGCGTTGCCGTTGAGGTTGAATCTGGCAGGGTTATATAAACCCGTCTACCTGCCGGCCAGAAGAAACCATTCCATAACTCGCTTAGTGCAACCTGTGTTGCATACTGAGTAATCAGTGGGTTTATCTTATAGCTTACAATGTTCAATGCTTGTTCTGGATCGGTTTGAAACAGTGCAGATACAGGGACAATACCCTGCTGGGTAATGATCCAAACGTCCTGGTTAACGCGCACAAATGCTTTAGCACCAAGTGGCTTGCCAATGATAAAGTGAGCTACAAGCGACCAGAGAGGATCATCTGGTGAGTATCCAGAATAAAGAACTACCTCACCCTGGCTTGATACAGCCATGAACAAGTCTTGCGAAGTCTGGTTGGTCTGGTTGGTATAACTGCCAGTAAAAAGAAGATACCCACCACGTCTAAAGATACCGCCAAAGTCGTACGATTTAAGCAAAGATGGGGAACCTACAAATGTGACGCTTTCTGTATCGTGAAACCACATTAACGTAGAATCTTTTTCTACAAAGTATAATCGCAATCTATAAGAAGCTACGTTACAAAGTTTAGCTAATCCTCCAGAAGGACCACCAGTTGCATTTATATCTGCCGCAACTCCTGTACCAGTATAAACCTGCGGCACATCAGAACCGCTATTATTGGCGACATAAAAGTTATTGCGAAACATCTCCTTGTTCCACGCGCCAGAGATATAGCCACCAACCTTACTGATGTTGGTAACTGTTCCAGTGCTACTGATTGAATAAAGTTTTGTAGCTTGCGCGGCAATTAGCTGATTAGTTCCGTTTTTTAACGGATATTCATGCATGAACTGAATTGGGGCACTAGAACCCAAATCAGCAAACTCAGTGTACCCAAGGCGTACAGTAGGAGCGCCAGCGCCAGGGAAGATATTCTCTAGCTCAAGCGCACTCGTTGGCTCCATGTTGTCTATTGGAGTTACAAGATCCAACCCTGTAGAGGGTGGTGGCATTGTGTAGCCTTGGAATGGCATTAGTAAATGTTTCCGTTGTTAGGCGTTCCTGGAGGTGGCGCTACTATTCCTTGTTGTGGCTGTTGATTGTATGGCTGTTGTTGCCCCATCTGACGGCCATATCCATACTGCCCCATTGGCGGTTGAAGTTGTGGCATCTGCTGTTGAGGATTCATCTGCATTGCTGGGTTGAACTGCCCTCCAAGTCCAATATCATATTGCTGTTGCAATCCTTGATTTTGACGCTGGAATTGTATTGGTCCAAACTGTGAGAAATCAGGGTTAGGCATTGGATTAAATCCATTCCTATATTGGCCAGTAGTCTCATCAAAATTAGCAGAACCACCAGCGTACACCATTCCAGGTTCTTGACCTTGACCGTATGGCATAGGTGGTCGCGTTGCTGGCTGCATTGGTTGTTGAGGTTGGAACTGATTAGCACCTTGAGCTACACCAGCTAACACATTACCTACGTTTGGCTGCTGTGAGGGCATTGGCCGCTGTTGTTGTGAACGTTGCCCAGGAAGATTGCCACCTGCTGAATTAACAAGCTGGCCTTGTGGATTGCGATACATGCCTGGTGACACGCGTTGAAGTCCTGCACCAGCTCTTTGAGCCATTCCAGCAGCATTAGGTTTACCAAGAGGCATAGGGCGAGGTTTTACTCTTGGGCCTGCTGCAAGTGCTCCTTTAAGTGCTAATCCTTTTGCTGCCATAACTGTCCTATTTATTCATGTTAGATTGTAAAATATCTCTAATAGAAGTCTTTTTTCCTGGTGCTTCCATTTGTATCAACGAAGCATTTGACGCTATTGGCGCTGGTGGCCTAGTTGCTATTGGTGCTCCAGTTCCTTTATCAAGACCAGATTTGCCAAGCATTACATTGATATTCGCTAAAACATCTTTCTCTGTTTTTGCGTTGCTAGTAGCTGCATTAACTAACATCCCAGTGTATTGCTCTACCGGAACACCAGCAGCATCAGCTTCTGCTGTATAAACACTGCGCACTCGCGGATCGAGAATATTAACGGCATATTTAGCAAGTGGGTTTTCAAAATCAACATCCCAAGTGCGACGAGTTGTTTTACCGTCTACGTTGGTTAGCTTTGCCTTGCCGTCTTTGCCAATGTTGTATTTATCGCCACTAGCCAGAGTTATGTTGTAATCTTTATCAGCTACGCCAGTTTCCTTTAATTTGCCTCTAAAATCATCGCGCAATAGTTGGGCATCTGATTTGCCAGAAGTCATCTTACGGCCAATAGAAGGTTTGCCCATCCATCGTAAGGCAAGGTTAGGACCTACGCCACCAATGGCATTTACACCCATATTAGCCCAATCCTGCCGGTTCCCTCTTCCTCTAACAATATCTTTCATACCGCCTTCCCAAGTTTCTGAGAGTCCGGCAATAACTGCCAATGCTGGCAAGCCTACAGAACCAACCGAGCTGAGAGTAGAACCTGGTGCTGTAGTAGCTAGTGGTGCAGTAGTTTTTGCTCCAAGCAGTGTAGGCGTTGCAACCGTGGTACCAGTCGTCCCTGCGGTTGTACCTGTAGCGCCAGCGCCACTACCAAACAACCCAGCTACGTTAGGAAAACCACGCATCGCTTCTTGTCCAATCAACAGTCCACCAATCGTGCCACCAGTTTGAGCTAACTCAGCTTTTTGATCTGCTGATGCTGCGTCCTCTGCTTGTTGCTGTGGAGTCTTTGGAGCTCCAAAACTAGCTTGAACAGCATTATAAGCCTCATAAGGTCGTAAACCTTGAGACGTCAAAGTGTTGTAATAATCCAGCGCGCTCATTCCCTTTGCAGGTGGTGCAATCTGTGGTGCCATAGTTACGTCCAAGTTCCAAATACTGCAGTGCCAGCACGAGCAAACATCTCTGCCCTAGTGTGACCACCAGCATAAATAATCTTACTAACTTGCTGCCTAGAATAATCCTCGTTCATTTGCGTAGTAAATCGCGGTTGAACAGAATCAAGGCCATGAATCTCAGCAAATCTTTCAAGCATACCCTGCTCAAGAGTCTTCTGATTAAAAACAGTCTCATCAGAATCAGCTAGGAAATCGCTATAGGCTCCATTGTAGTAAGTCCAAGTAACACCACCATCGGATACTGAACCACTCGTATGAGTTGGAGGAGTAGCACCAGAAGTTCCACCTGCTGAAGTCTGATAGTAGTTACCGTTGTAAAAGGTATAGGCATTGCTAGCGTACGAAACACTTGCTGCCCATGTTGCAGGTCTAACGCAACGATCTGCGATATACTCAAAGATTATTATATTTCCGTTCTGTGATGCTGTAGGAGTTGGCGAAATGAGCAATTCATTGTTGCTTAGTCCTCTAACCTGGAAACGCTGATAAACAGTCGTATTCAATCCGTAGCCACGAATCTCTGCGTACTCCTGGGGTGACATCGGCCCCAAGATTCTCCAGCGTGTGGAGCTATTCCAAAAGGTTTCATAGTGATACCACGAGAAGGCTGCTGGCAAAGCATAACTTTCTTGGCCAGCAACCAACGTGATTGAGCCTGAGGCGTATAGCTTAGGCCAAGGAAACGCATCGGCAATCTCCCTGTTTATACGCTGAGCAATAACGCGCAGTTGCTTTGTAGTTGTTTCAGTAGAAGCTGTAACACCGCTTTCAACGGTATAACCTGCCTCGTTAGCTACATTCTGAACTGCGGTCACTAAACTCATACTTTCCTTGGTCTGCCTCTGCGCTTAGGTGCGGTCTCTTCCTCAAGAACCTCATCTTGGCTACCTTCTTCAAGTAGCTCATCCTCAACCTCGATAGAACGGATCACCTCCTTTCGACGTGGACGAAGGTCTGTGCCCTCATTCCCTTCTACTCGTTGCAGCAACAACTCTACCTGTTCTTCTAGCTTTGCAGTTCTCTTCTGCTCACGCTCAAGCTGTTGCTTAAGAGCAACCACACTAAACTGAGAAGAGTTTGCAGCATCAAGCCAATCCTTAGCCATCTTTACAAAACGACCTGTAGGGCCAAGCTTACGCTTAATCTCATCGTGAGCATCTGCCAACTGTTCTACAGTTTTGAAACCAAGATGCTGTAGTTCGCGCAAGGTTGAACCGTTCATAAGTGGCCATTCAGCAAGCGGGGTTCCGCTTACTACAGGTTCGCTACCAGCCTTGAAAGCTGCATATAGCTCTGGATAGTCTGCAACATCATGAGGCTCGATCTTGCGAACTGTCTCATCTCCACCAGGATATTGGATAGAAATGGATGGAATCTCGTCAAAAATTGCGCGGCCAGCTTGTAAGCTTTTTTCTTTGTTCTCGTTGTAGGAATTAAAGAAACGGACGTTAGCGCCATGAAAACGTTTGCGCTGTTGTGGCATCTGTCCGTTCATTAAATTGTTCCAGTCTATCTGTGCCATATGTCTCCTGTTAAATAGGCTATATGCCTACCTAACTTATAGCACTAGCCTTGAATGACGACTACGGTATTGAGAGCCGAACCACTTGTCTGATATGCCGTTATAGCCCCAGAAGGAAGTGACATATCTTTAAGCACTAAGGTATTTGCTCCAGCAGTAGACGGAAGCACATAACACTTGTTTGTAGCTGATGGGACGATTCCTGTAAGCGTTTCGCCATTCAATCCGATTGCTACGTTAGCTGCTGAATTGTTTTGAATAATCAACAGTTTACGGTTTGGATTAGCTGCAAGAATTGTTGTGCTGGATGCCGTGTTGATTGTTGGCGTTGTCGTAACAAGAGTGCCTGAATATATCGTCATATCTCACCAATAAAATGTGGGGAGCTGAACAAGCCTCCCCATTTGTTATGCTTCCTTAGCAACAACGTATACAAGCCAATCTGTCGATGAGCGTTTGATACAAATGTTACCAGCAGCAGCAGCACACGTTACCGCAGCACCAGCAGTTCCACCGTTAAGTGTTCCTAGTGATGAATGCGGGAATACGTTAAGAGCATTTGCGCCATTGTTTTGCACAACCACGATTCCACCAATCTGAACGTCAGGAAGTTTAACTCCTGTCGATGCAGCAGCAGTACCTACAAGGTTGATAAACGATGTAAGAGCAAGAGCATCTGCAATTGTTGTGCCAGTAGCAGTCAAACTTCCACTCGATGAGAGTGCAGGAGCCGACGTAATGCTAAAAGTTGACAACACATTTGCTTGCTCTGGCGGTAATCCCAAACCAATTAAATTTTGAAGAAGTGGCATATAATCTCCCGAAATTGCGGCTGCTATACAAGCCAGCCGCTTTTAATTAGTTCACCTTGAGGTGCGCTACAGAGCCAAGCTCTACAGCAGCCGCGCCAGTGGTGGCCGCAAGTCCAACAACATAAGCAATCTTAGTTGTTGAAGCATCGTCAGCTACGCCAGCAGTTGCAGTTGTATTAAGGTTAGCCTTGGCAACATAGCTTGCAGCAAGTTTGCCCTTGATTCCCTTTCCAACTCCACCGCCATTAAGTCCACCAACCCATACCCATCCGTACTCGTTGTCAGCGAAAGCTACTTGAGCTACGCCAACAAGAAGTCCTTGTGAGCCAGCGTTCGTAGTAGTGAGCATAGCGGCTTGGCCGTCTTGCTCAATTTTTACGAACGCATATTGGTCGATAGCACCATCAGCTTGTACGAACACAAACTCACCTTCTGGGCTACTTCCAACAGCACGAAGCGATGCAGGAAACGAAAGGTTGTTAGTAGTCGTAAAGGTTGTTTTGTAATTTACACCAAATGATCCACTCTGTGACATTTTCTATTCCTTTACTAATTAAGCGTAAATAACAGCCTGAAGTGCAGGAGCAGCACAACAGAGGTTACCCTCTACAATGATCACAGTGAAGAACGCATCCTGGTCAACAGGACGATTCATCTCAGGAGCAAGCGGCTTGAAGTCTGCACCACGAACCATGTCAAACGACCAATACTTAGTATTGAGAAGTCGTACAGAGTTTGTCTCAAGCACTGATGATCCAAATCCACCATCGAATACGAAGTCGCATCCGTCGTAGCTCAATGCACGAAATCCAGCGGTAGCTTTCTTGGT